AATCTAAATATTAACCTTGATACATATGCACTAAAAAAAACTTTATAATTTCCAAGTGTTGCAATAGTCCCTGTATTGGTTAAATTATCAGCATCTGTATCGTTTCTTGCAGATAATATATTTGTTGGGGAAGTTTGAGGAGCTGTTCTCATAAATGCATCATCAAAACTACCACCGCCAACTGCATAATGAGTTTCTGTTGAACTATCTGTATATGTTACAACTAATTTAGGGTCTACACTTGTTCCTGACCCACCTGCTTCAGTCATACTAATACTTCCGCCATCAGTATTTACAAAGCCTCCTGTAGTAGTAGGATTAAACATAGCACTTGAATCAGCAGTAAAATCATTTTCATATAATAACATAATTTGCAATTC